GATCGATATACGCAGTGTCATATGTGTAGTTATCAGTTAAATTTTTGTCAACTAAAATCCAGTCTGTTCCGTTGAACTTGTACACCACGCTGGGCAATTGATCTACTCTAACAAATGTATCACCCTTAGCAGCCTTATCTGGGAATCGTATTCCAAAGCTGGAGTTTGATTCTCTAGGTTGATCATTGTCAGGCACTAGTCTCATCCAAGGTAATTCGTCAATTTCTCCACGATACAATTTACGTCTTTCTTCCTTGAGTGTTCGATCAGGGTTTGCAGTTTTCCAGGCTTTGACTGCTGCCTTGACATTTGCAGGCTCATCTTCTTCTTGATCAAAGTTAGGCATGTCCACAAACACTGGCGAGCTTGGTGTTTCGGGTTGTGTAAAACTAATTGTGGTGCCAGACGTAGAGTCAAACACATCGCACTCTTTGTTTGGACAGAAAAGACCTATGCCTGGAGCATCTACTAGTTCTGTGCCACACTTGTAGCAATTGATTGGGTCAGGCTTGTCAAACATCCAACCTGGCGGATGCGGATCTTTTGGGAGCTCAACGCTGTCTTGAATTTGCTCTATTTGTTGTTCAGTGAGAGGACCATCATCGGGCTCATATTTAGATTCGTCGTGTACAAAGCCTCCGGTGCCTTGCCGTGCCCATTCGAATTGTTTGCTGGCGGCCAAGATCAATGTCAAGGCCAGTGGATCAAACACCAGCACAATCATAATGATCATCCATCGCACTGCACGTTCTAATAGATTGGCATCAGGATTGTCTCCGTAGATCAAGGCCGCAATGTATTTTATCGGCCCAACTTCTGCTTCTACTTTCCGTACTTCTGCACGAATAGGTGCAGATTCGTCATTAAGAGTAGCAATGAGCTTCTGGTTGGTTTCAATTTCTTTGGCCAGAGACACACGATCACGGGATTGATTTTTCCGTATGCTAACCGCTTTTTCGGCACCTTTTTCATCTTGAGACCGTGCCATGACTTGGTCAACTGCCTCATCCATTTGTTTAAGTTGCTTGCGGTTGGCTTCAATATTTTCTCGTGCCGTTTTGATTTTCTCATCATATATTGCAATTTTACCTTGAACATCACCACTCACAAGACTTTGGTCACTGTGTGCTTTTGACAGGTATCCAAAGATACCCATGCTGGTCAGTATCATTAGGAATGCTATAGCTGGCACCAAATACAACTTGAACACAATACCAGCACGTTTCCAGTTGTTGTGCAACCATACTGTAGCCACAATCTTGCCTAGTTCTAAACTACCGCCCATGATAATAACCGGAATAGCGGCCGCACTAAAGATGGCCACCAATCCGGCTACCGAGTACCAGGCTGCTACGGCGCTTAACAGTAATGCGGTGGCGAGAATTCCAAATCCAAATATCATAAAAATTATTTACCGGGCAGCGGCAAAGAGATCACCGCATGCTTTACTGCCACCCATGTAGCAAAGGTCTGATCCGGCACTTCAAACCAAACCGACACTGTTTGTGTGACATTTAGCCCCCAGAGATTATTGTGTTCCAGTCTGCGTTTTACCCTGCTTTGGGTGCGCCAGTTTTTACCAAACATTGCCCTGGCTTCTTTCATAACTGCATACCATTCTTTAACAGTGTGCAATTGGAACCAAATACGGTGCATGACCAAAGGCGTTTCACTAAGCGAGTCAAGTGACTCAGGGATACTCAACGCAGAGCCCTCAATTTTGACAGTCATTTCTAACCTTTCCAGATTTATCCTCTCGGCATACTCCCAGGGTACCAGCCCAGGTTTTGATCCTAAGATCGAGGTCCTTGTCACAACCTATAGGATTTACGTCTACGTGCCACGGTAATGAAGCAGGCCCGGGTTATCGATTCACCCTGCCTCACCATTAGACTACCCCATCTCTTTGATCATGCACAGTAATTATAACAACACTCAACAAGATTGTCAAGTGTTTTGTTTTTGTTTGACAAGATGGCACACAGTTTGGAACTGTTCGTATGCATCACGTACAGCAGGATGAGACATCAACTGATCTGCTTCTGCTATCATGGCGTTGACTCCTGCTTCGGCAATGTCACGGACGCAACCCATATTCAAAGTGGCCAGGTCATCACCAAACTCTCGGGCCAGCTTGCGCCATGCCCGACGCTGACCTTCTGTAATAGGTGTGCGTTGCGGACGCATTTCACTTGCCCTGCGGATGGCATCACACATGCCATCTTCAGCCACACGTCCAGCCGCAATCATCGCGGCATGGTTAGGTTCCACGTTAAACCTACGGGATTGACCCCCGGGGTATACGAGGACCAAGTGGGCACCTTTAGGGAAACTGTCCAAAAGATCATTATCATACTCAGCCACAGGCACATACCGACGTCCAATTTTTTCATAATAAATTTTTTTCATTTGCCAAAATACTTAATAACTGTGTTCAGTGCTTCCACCAAACGAGTGTTACCTGCTACATCTTCGGGGTGCAACCAATATCCATTAGGATTGGTTTCTGACCGAGGATTCTTTTTCCATTCACTAAGTTCTTTCTTGAGATAGGCTCTCTGCTCCTTGAGAGTGAGTACAGTAATGCAATCAGCGGCTTCACCGTCTAGTGTGATAGGTCCAATTCGTTTGTTCATTAGCTATACTCCCGATCCATTTTGACATTGGTCAATCCAGCAACCATTTGGAACTTGTCCCAGGCATCTTTCACTGCCGGGCGAGATTCAAGTTCACTGTCGGGCAACACTGCTTCCAGCCAGTATTCCGATCGACGGGCAGGATGTCTGCCAAACTTACGAGGCTGATGCAGTTTTCCATCTTCCCAAAGTTCAATGCTGACACTACGAAACTTGTTTTCATCTTCTTTACTGTTGAAATCATAGGCGCTCCATTCTGCCCGACTTCCGCCACCAAAGCAGTATCCATCCCATATGCCTGCCCACTGCTCGTCATCTCTAGGATCAAAATCTGTACGAGTGATCAGAACCAACACATCATTGATGTCCACACGACCTTCCACAATGTCTCGAACGCACCGGCTATAACTTAAACCAATTTTCATACTTTTTCTCCTGCATCAAAGTCACGGAATCTCAAAAAGCGCGGAAACCTTAGACTGTATGATCCGTCTTGGTTTTGGGTGACTGCGTCCGCTTGGACTTCAACCAAGTGACCAAGTAACTGATCCCTACTGGCCCAATACTCATCGCGAAGAGCATCACTAAACCCACTACCAACATTAACATGAATTCTACGGTCATTATCATCTCCTTCACAGATTATAGCACCCAACCGGTTTTCGTTCCTACCAGTTCCTTGCTCAAATCCCACAATAGTCAAATCTACTGAGATTGTGGGTTTCCATTTCATCCACGAGTCCGAACGTTTGCACTCATAAGGTGCGTCCAAACTCTTGATCATGATGCCTTCAAAGCCACCTTCCACAGCGGCCTCGGCATAGCGTTGCATGATGTCATGCCCTTCGGCTGTGTCTAGGTCCACATCCAAGCCGGGCATGATGCGCAGGCATGCAGTTTCTTCCAGGCCAGGTTGGGCTGACTCTAGCCATTCTAACCGTTTGTGTTGCTGTGCATTCCAGTGGCCTTCTTGAAAGGCTTCAAGTGGGATGATATCAAAAATGTGATATACCATGCCTGTGGTTTCGGCGTTTGATTTGCGATGTGCTTGACGCATGAGTTGCTGAAAATTTTCACCCACAATCTCACCATCCAACACATAATGCCCACCTGTGCCACGCCCGTATTGAAAGTGCTTGCGAACATCTTCAATGGCATCAGCGATCTGCGGAAAGTTCTCAAACTCTTTGCCATTGCGACTGTACAGTGTGACATTGTCACCACTGACCACTGCCAACACACGCACCCCATCCAACTTGCACTCCAGGCGTTTGATACCTTTCATTTTCTTAGGATGGTCTGTGCTATCTTGTGCCAGCTGACATGAGAATATGGGAATCTTGTATTCAGTTCGGCCCACAACTTTGTTGATGGTCTTTTCTGAGATGCCGCATCGCAGGTCCTTGATCAACACACGGCGGGCTAGGCCATTCCATTCTTCTGAGTCAAACTGCTGGCTCATTTGCTCAATGGCTTCTCTAGCACGATTGCCTGTGATGTATCTTGTACGCAGGGCTTCTAGCATGGCCCAGAACTGTGTCCAAGGATTGGCACGACCAGTCAGTCTCTCAGTCTCAGGCACCTGACGGATGCCAAACACATAGAACGGATTGTAGGCTTGGTAGCAGTTGAACAAAAAACACTGCGCATCGGCACTGCCCAATTTTGCAGCCATAAGGGCTTTTTCAATCACTTTCTCTTTGTGAATGCGACTGTCTGAACTTTCGAGATCTCGGATCCATCCTGCGGCCACTACGCCCTCAAATCTTTCGTTGCTGTAATCAGTTTCATTCATATACTTAACGCCTTACCAGGATGAGTTATAAAACACTTTCAAGCCCATGAACATTTCTGTTCTAGCGGCTTTGACAAACGCCAAGTCATGGTCGTAGTAGTGTTGATCTGAATTGTCACCAAAGAAGAATCCTGATGTGACAGGCAATTGCCGTTTTTTAACATCGCGTTCAAGGGCATCCAAGTCCTCAGCAGTGAGTTCCATTTCTACGCCGTTGAACGAATCATATTTTAACTTCTTTTGCTCGGCTAATGTTTCCATCCAGCCATGCAGGTTAGGATGCTTGCGCCAGTAGGCAATCTCACGCGGCTTGTTTACCTTTGTGTTTACATAATCCTTGGCGTCGTCGTTCCATTCGGCACCTTCATAATAGTCGCGTTGCTGGCCTTCACGGGTGGCCACATAAGCGTACATATCAAGACCCATTTTTCTCTCCTTGTTGATGACGGTATTCGCGTTTGAGCCAATATTTGTATTTGGCAAAATATTCTGACACTGGATAGGGCGGCATGCGGCCAGTCCACTCTTCTATTTCAAGACAGTGAGCATACCAACGTTGATTTAACCAACGTCGGAATGTCATGCTGCCTCCAACATGTTAGCAGGCACTTTCCACAAGCCTTGGGGCGTGGCTACTGTAACATACTTGATGGCAATCTTGCTCACAGTGCCCGACATGGTCATGCCACGTTTGGTGCTGTGAAACTTCACTGTGTCACCTTTGGCAAATTGGCGGATATTGTGTTTACGCAGGCTGGCCTTGGCAAATTGCACTGCACTGATAATGCTGTCGAGTTCAGTGTTTGAAAACTCACCAAACATGATAGCAGAGTTGACTTGCTGGATCTTGGACATTTGGGTCATTTCGGGCTCCTTTGTTGCTTACTACGCCTAAATTATAACAGATTGGGAATTATTGGTCAAGCCAATTCTAATTCTTTGGCAGGAAAACGGATCTGGCCTTCGTAGTCCAGTTGGCTTTGTTCAAACTCAGTAAGGTAGTCATCAGCCTCCACTGACCAGTCAATGATGTGCTCACGGAAGTACTCTGAGTCTGACTCAACTTTGGGACGAATCAAGTCCACAATCACGCCAGGTGCATAACGCAAGGGATCAAAATCACGAATCACATAGTCAGAACCGCCCTTGGCTTTCCAGTACTCAGGGCACTCACCTACACCGTCCCAATCATGGGCACCGTAGTTTTCATAAACTTGGGTAGTGATCAGCAGTTTCATTGTGGCTCCTTTGTTGCTTACTATGCCTAAATTATAGCAAAAACGGCTTTTCTGGTCAACCAAAATAATAACCCTACAATCACTAGGAGTTCTACTACCGTAAAATTAGTACGATAGTAGTACCGTAATACTTTCTGTTTAAGTACTACCAGTTGGGTTTTTAGTGGTTTCATGCCCTGATTATAGCAGTTTGGGCATTATTTGTCAATGTATACTTTAGTTTGCAATTTCTACGCCGCATGCTGGCGGCACAGGCGGTGCTGTATCCGGCTTGATGTCTGGGCCACTGAGCCTGTTTTCGGCCAGTTTCATTTGGTTTTCGCCTTCACGTAAACTGCCCACCATGGCTTGTCCGGCCAATGTTGTGGTGTCAGCGATGTCTTGCAAGAAATCATATGGTCCACAAGTTTGGCATTCTCTGCCGTACTGTGACAGCATTTGAGAAAACGCCACAATTGAATTTTGTTCACCCGACACCAAAGTAAAATAGTCAATACCAGCTTTGACTTGATAAGTTTTTTCTTTGTTGAGATATGTGGCAATAGCGATCCATGCAGTGTTCAATGTGCTGACTGTGGCAGTGTATGTGGGATTGGCATACAGTGTCGCTATGGCCGAGTTGGCATTGGTAATTTGTGTTAGCACCGCGGCATCAGTGCCTGCAACCAAAATATTAGTGTACGCAGTATTCAATGTGGCCAACGCTCCGGCAGTTTGTAATGTTTGAACTGCTGCCGACGCTATGTCAAATTGCGCTGCCAGGTTGTTGTAATCAATTGCTGTGCCTAGCACATCACACATGGTGATATTGCCGTCTGTGCCTGATCCAGTGGCCACAGAATTGTTAATGTAATTTGTGGTGGCAGCGGCCACAGGATTGGTTAGTGCTTCAATTTGGTCCAGGCCAGTCATGGTATTTAGACCACCAAGTGTGATTGGTTCCCAGTAGGTTGTGTTATTGATATCGGTACCAGCCGGAACATCATCTATGGCCTGATAAAACACAGTGGTGGGGCTTAACACTGCTAGTGGAGGTTGCAATGTGCTGTTGGGATTGACTGGAGCATCTGCCACAATGTCATTGGTCAAGTAATCACTGTTGACGTCCCAGGGATTGCGATCAAACCCTTGTATGGTTTGTGCTAGTTCTGGCCAAGTGGCCAATGGAATATTTGTAATCTGTTGCACAGCCGCTTGTGTGGACTTGTTGGATACAGCTTGGTCTGGGGGAATAATTTTAGCCAACTCATCACACCCAGACGGGGTAGGCAAAAATGCACCCACGGTTTCGGCTAGGTTCATGTTGACTGCACCATTGGTCTGATAAATTGGCACCGGGCCTGCCGGAGATGGTGTTAGTAAGTTGGTGTAACTGTTGGGAAACATCACAGCTGGATTTAACAAATCTGCCATGGTCGAAACATTAGGTGTGGTCACTTCCAGTATATCTAATACATCTTGTAAGGCAGCGCCTGTGATATTGGCCAATGCTGGGTATGCTGTTTTCTGTAGTTTATCAAACTCGTTTGGTGTGAGCCCACTGGGATTGAACAATGCCACTTTGTTGATGTTCACCAGATCTGATATGTTTTGCAATGTCAGTCCTTGATCTTGCAATGCATCACGAACAGCAGGCAATGTGCCATTTATGGTGTTGCTTACCCTTGACAACTGCGCCAGCAATGCTGCCGGTGTGCCGTATTCATTTAGTGTTTGCGTACTTGTCAACAATCCTTGATTGGCAATATCAGTGGCCAGTCGACCCAATGCGCCGGGGCTGCTATCTACCAGGCTTGCAATATTATTGCTTACCAAGTTGCTCATGTTTGTAAATGTAGGACCCAAATAAGTTGCGGCGTTACGTGTGCTGTTGATCAACGAATTGGTGGTGGTGATGTACCCTTGCATTGCCATGAATCCTTGACAAAATTTTCCAAGGTCTCTGGTGTCATTGTAGATACCTAGATATGCATTTCCAGTTTGTTGTACCAAGTCAGCAAATCCGTATGGATCCAATGTGGAAGCATCGCTTTGAGTAGGCAGGTATTCTTGAGTCAAGTAAGGAAAATTTGCCAATGGCAGTGCAGGAATGGCATCGCCCAGTGCTGGAATCGTGCTGGCACCAATGCTCAGCAACAAATCTAACGTGCTTTGAGTTTTGAATGTCTGAGCTTGGTAATAGTTTACTGCGGCCAACCAATTCGCTATCACTGTTTTGCCATTGAATGTGGCAATTGCTGTGGTCAGTGCTGTTGGTAAACTTTTAACGCCTTGATTGTTCATCAATCCGGCGGCAGCGTTTATTTCTAATGGAGTTAATACACCATTGGCCATTATCCTGCCCTTACATCGCCACTGCCACCGGCTCGAGCATGACCACAAGTGTCTGCATCTCCAGTTAGGCTTACTGCTATTCCACCAGCTCGTACTGTGCCCGAGCCACCTGCAGTTGTTGGTCCGCAATGTACGCCAGGGCATCCTCTTCGTCCGCAACAAGGATGTGCGCTGACGCCTTGCCCGATTGTGGCAATTGGTCTTCCGTTTATGCGTACTGAACCAATACCCGATGTAATCACACCGCCTGCTCCGTTTGCATCACCCACTCGTTGTATTCCTGGCATGTTATCCTACTAAGATTTTCTTTTCTGGCACCTTGATGCCTGTGGTTGCTTCGATGTATTTCATACGCACATTTTCATCCGTCAATGAATGAATAGCAACACAGCTCATATTTAGCCGGGAATTTTTGTCAGGATCTGCGGTAAACATACTCGGCACAAGTCCCATGCCTTGTGGACCTGGGGCCACGCTTACAGGATCCTGTAAAACTGCATAGCCCGACTCCATGTCCACAAGTTTGGCAATCATTTCTTCGCCAGAGTTTAGTTTGAATGTGTAAACTTTTCCAATTTCCATTATTTGCTTTCTGTTAGTTTTGTTCTGAGTTCAGTGAACCCGCCCACCAGTTGATCATCTAAAAAGATCTGTGGTACTGTACGAGCATTTGGTACTGCTTCTAGTAGTTGTTCTCGTGTCCAACCATGCATGATATTGCGTTCTTCAAATTCAATGTTACGTAATTTCAACAACGCCTTGGCTTGGTCACAATAAGGGCATTGGTCTTTTGACCATACAATTGCTTTCATTTTATTTTCCTTCTTTTGATTTGTCGTAAGTCTTGGCAAAGATATCTGTTTTTACAACACCGTAGTCACCAGGACCATGTCGAACAATGTAGTCATTGCCACGAGTGTATTCTAAGTTGCCCCATGATGCTCGAACAACACCGTCATGGTCAGCAAGACGAGCAACCTTCATGATTTTCTTGGGGGTAGCTGTGCCATCACCGTTGTCGTCGTAGTAAGCGGCAAACTTGATAGGACTCACAGGATACCGTTCGCCCTTGGGTCCTGTAATAATTTTAAAACCAACTGTGTAGGCAACAGGACCTTCAAGGGTTTCTATAGTTCCGTTGTCTGTGGCAGTTTCATACTTGATAGGTGTTGGATGCTTGTAGGTTTCAAATCCACCTTGTTGGAACCATTCGTCGTTAATCATAAGTTTGGCAATTCGTCGTAGTCAATGGCATCACCCATCACGCCAATAACATAATTGGTTGATTCATTTTCCTGCAAGGCTGTTTGCTTCTTGCTGGTATCCACATGCTTGTTGAACCATGGGATGGGTGTAGAGCGTGGTGCTGGCTCAAGATACTTGATGCCAATTTCTTTCAGTGCATTGGCTGCTGTGTAATCCACAAAGTCTTTTAAGATTTGTGCGTTAAGGCCAATCACTGGTCCCTTGTTGAACAAGTAATCAGCCCACTCTTTTTCTTCACGGATCACATCCAGGTACAGTTGATACACTTCTGCTTCACATTCTACTTTGGCTTGAGCAAAGCGAGGGTCTTCTTTCACTACTTGATTGATGATCCACCCAGTCCATTCCTTGTGCAGGATTTCATCTTGCAGGATCAACTGAATGATGTTGCCATTGCCAATGAAGATGCGATTTTCTACCATTGCTAAACTAGTAGCAAAGCTAACCATAAAGCGGAATGCCTCCAATGCGTAACTGGCATTGAGAGCCAACCAAATTGCTTTGACGTGAGCGTAGTCTTTGACTGGGACTTCTAGTTCTTTTTCGCAGTTGACCATGTGCAAGTGATCGTAATACTTGCCCACGCTTGACGCCATGTCAACGATTTCTTTGGTGTCATGGATGGTGTTGAACACTTCCTTGGGCACGTTATAGATGTTGCGGATGATGTGACTGTAACTGCGTGAATGAATATTGGTTTCAAAGAAACTCCAGTTGTACATTAGTGCTTCCAATTCTGGAATACTAATTACAGGAGTAAACACCTGTGCCGGGCCACGGCCTTGCAAGCTGTCTAGTGCTGTTTGGCGTAGTAGGTTTGCAGTAAAGATGTGCTTGACAGTTTCTGATGCTTCTTTAAAGTCATTGGCATCCTTGCTCAATGAAATTTCTTCTGGTACCCAAAAGAAACCACGAGCTTCTTGTTCGTACTTGGCCAATTTGTTGTACTTGACTTCTTCAAATCGTTGGATGGTTACAGGACCTGCCGGATCCAGAAACATTTTGCGATGTAGATAATCTGTTTTGGTTGATAAGTTGTATTGTGCTTGGCTCATTTTTGTATTTTCCTTTTATTCATTTTTTTCTTCTATAGTATAAAACCAATCATCGCCCGCCGACCATTTGCGTGTACCATCCACAGTCCACAGTGTTCTGGCTGCTTGAAAGTCTGGCCACTTGGTGTCAGCAGTGATCAGACTTTGGTCGTACCACAAGCATCGGTTGTTGGGCTGGCAAGCAAACTGACCGTTTTCTAATCTCATAAAGTTAAAGCTCTTGTGTTCTTCTGCAACTTCAGTAAAGCCTGTGTCCACGTCCATACCGTCTGCACAAAAGTCCACAGTAAACAAATAGGTTCCGTAGTGCCATTCTTTATCTTTGCCTAGAAACTTCACGCCTAGATTACGCAAGCCTATTTTTTCAATGATAGTAAAACGATAGCCCATGCAGTCCCAAAGCTGTAACGTATCTATAGGTAGGTTACCTGTGTAGTTCTCTTGCCACACATACGCATGTATGGGCAGTTTGTCATACAATGCTCCGTAGTTGGGCAACAATGATTCAATGCGAAATACCTGTCCTCGCAAGGCCTTGAGACTGACCCAGATAGCAGGTTCTAATTCTCCGTGACCTTTTTCAAAGTTATAGAGAAACTCTCTTTTGACAAAGCATTTGACAGGTGGCAAAGATCCTACAATATAGCTCATTTAGTATTTTCCTGATGCTAGAACAATTTTACAGATATGTTCTAATCTTTCAATGTGCTCATAAGCACGCCATGGGGTGACATCAATGGCCACAACTCCATGTCCTTTGATTCCCACAATATCAAATTTGATATTGCCTGCTTGATCCAACCCCAAATTACTGTGACATGCATCAGCAAGCTCTTGGCTGATAGGAGCAACATCGCCTACATTGGGTGCTACCCGGGTATAGCGATTGAGTTCTGGAAATGCATTGCTGATAGTGCTCAAATCAATTCCAGCATGCATGGCTGCAATACAATAGGTTGGATGCACGTGAACCACAACTCTAACATCGTGTGAGTGCTGTCCCATTTCTTTTTGTAATCCAAAATGCAGGGGTATTTCGCCGCTGGGCTTGAGGTTAGTACTGATATCAGTGTAGTATTCTTCTTGCCAGGATTTTGTTAAAAATGGTGGAGTCGGATTAACGTGGTCAACCAATCGAATTTTCTTAAATTGATCCGGTTGCAGTGTTTGTTTGCGCACACCACTTGGCGTAATGTAAAAGTGGTCACGATCGTGATGACGAATAGAGATGTTGCCATCTCTGCTGGTTATCCAATTGCGTTTGTACGCATCTACTAATATGTCACAACAGGTTTCTAACATGTTAATTGTTCCAATGAGTATGTAATTAGCCCAGTTTTTACACTGTGCTCAACAACTAAATTTGTTTGTGGGTTTGATAAAATTATAGGGTTTTCTCCTGGCCCCCAATGTCCGGTATCCAAATACAATCGATCATTGTCTTGTGCCATGCCCAAGCGCGGCACAATCAACACAGTTTTATCACGCCAATCTTTAGTGTCTACATCAAGTGTAAACGATTCTCTATCCTCATCCCATTGCGTGGCTGAATAACTGGCAACAACTGATCCAGCTTGCACTGCTCGCATGTATGGGATCCAGTTCCATACAGTACCAACTTGTCGATCAAACTGCATGATGCCTGGGGTTAGATGGTGCAACAACATAGGATCATAGGTGCAATCAGCAGTTTCGCAAATAAGTTCATTTACAGTTTGCACAAATGTAGGATCAACATCTACTCCCGGGGCAAAAACTCTATTGGTTTGTTCTTGTACTCCAATGCCTTGCGCAAATGTGTCAGGAATAATCAGTGCCCACATCTCTAAAAAATATTCTCCAGGTAAGAAAATAGATTTTTTGTCTCTAGGCAAACTGTTCCATAAGCCTTCCCACCACAAATTGCCATCCACAGTTTCGGTAAAGGTCACCGCACTGGGACGATAACTGTTGTCATAGCATTCATTAATAAGTTCTATCTTGTTGTCTAGACCAAGGCGTCGTATGATTTCACGTCCCAGCAGATATCTATCATGGTCAATTTCAAATGCCCTGACATGATCTGCACCATGCTTTAGTGCCAGCATGGTCAACAGCCCTGTGCCAAATCCAATATCAGTACACTGTTGGTTGGCAACATAACGAGAAAGAATTCTGTCGTAGAATTGGTTACGCATGAAGTCGTTGATCATGCCTAGATTCACACCATCATGGTTGAACCAATCAATCCTACTCAAAAAACTCATTACCAGTGCCTTATTGTATTTGCTATGATGAACCCACAGGTCACAACATGTATTATAACCCAAAAGGTCTTGAAGAACAAGGCCAATCGGGCTTCTCGCAAGGTTAAAATGGGCACATCAGGACGGTCATCGTCTGTGTGCCCCATTAGGTGGCCTGTGGCTCGTGCCCAGACTTTTTCCACGCTATTCATAGCTTACAGGCTTCACAATCTTCTTCGAGATCAAAATCAATCTCAAGCATGGGCGTAGGTGCATCTTCTTTGATCATTTTACTGCCGGCCTTGTTGATAAGGCTGTAGTAGAATGTTTTAAGTCCCCAATGATGTGCTTGCATTAGGTTGCGAGCAATCAGTGTGGTAGGCACTTTGCGATCAGGCCAGTGCGCTGGATTGTAGAATGTGTTGGTCGAAATTGACTGGTCAATATACGCAGCCAACACACACGCGGTTTTCAAATAGCCAATGCAGTCTTTTTGTGCCCACATCAGTTGATACCGGTTTTTCAATTTGTGATATTCAGGTACAACTTGTGTGAGACTGCCGGCTTTTGATTCTTTTACAGAGATCAGGCTCATGGGCATTTCAATGCCATTGGTTGAGTTGATCACAACTGAACTGGACTCCACAGGAGCCACTGCCATCAGTGTGGCATTGCGCACACCATGTTCTTTCATGAGTGCTCGTAGTGGTTCCCAGTCTAGTTCCGGTGCAAAATTTACAAGTTCGTTAACCCCAACAGCTCTTCGTTCCCAAGGAAATACACCTTTACCATACCAGGTACGGTGAGAATCTTTGCAAGGACCACGCTCCTTGGCCAGCTCAACAGTGGCTTCGGTCAAGTAGTAGGCTTGGTGTTCCATCCACGTCTTGACTTCAGCCAAGGCGTCTGATTCTCCGTATTGGAGGCTGCGCTTGGCGTGCCAATAGGCAAGGTTGGTGATTCCAATGCCCAGGGGTTGGATCTCGTCATTTGAGAGTTTAGACTGGATGGAGAGAAAATCTTGATAGTCAAGAATGTTGCACAGGCTACGCTGCAATATACGGCAAGCACGGCGCATGTCTTCTGGATTGCGGAACGCACCCCAATTGATTGAGCCCAAGGTGCATAGTGCAATACGACCATCGCTGTCATCCAGACGTTTAAAGGGTTTAGTAGGAAGAAGAATTTCACAGCAAAGATTACTCTGGTAAATGGTGTGGTACTCAGGATCAAACGGTCCTTGGTTCATCACATTGTCAATAAACACTAGATAGATACGACCAGTGTCTGTTCGCTCTTTAAGTATGCCTGATTTGAAGACTTCTTCAGCAGACATAGTTTTTGTCCGGAGGTCAGATCTAGCTTCATATTTGACATAAAGATCTTCAAAAAGTGCAGTGTTGGAGTAGAATGCCTCGTATAGTTCCGGTACTTGGTTAGGGTCAAAAAACGTGATGTTTTGTTTGTGTTTAAATCTACGCCAGAAAAAAGCAGAAAGCACCACCCCATAGTCCATGTGTCGGACACGGGT